GCGATGCACCCCACGATCGTTAAGGCCTTCAACGGTACCTCCGGCGACGCGGGCATCGTATCGCGCAATTTCATCGCGCAGTTGTTCGAACTCGACGAAGTGCTGGTCGGAGAGGGCTGGATCAACACCGCCAAGAAAGGCCAGGCGCCGACGCTGGTGCGCGTGTGGGGCAAGCATTGCGCGCTCGTCTACCGCAACCGCAACGCCGATACGCAACGCGGCACGACGTTCGGCGTCACAGCGCAATGGGGCGCCCGCATCGCGGGTAGCGAGTACGACGGCAAGATCGGCATGCGCGGCGGCCAGCGCGTGCGTGTTGGCGAGTCGGTCAAGGAACTGCTCATCGCGAACGATCTCGGCTATTTCATCGAAGACGTGGTCTCGTAACCGAATAAACCCCCGGCGAGAGATGGGGGGCGGCCAGCCGGCCTGAGCCGGCGCGCCGCCCCCGCTGGCAAAGGAACCATAGATGGCCAAATACACCGTCCAATCGCCGATCAAGTCCGGCGGCAAGATCCACGCGGTCGGCGCCGCGATTACGCTCGACGATGCGATCGCCGCGCCGTTGCTCGCCAAGGGGCGCATCGAGGTCCCGGGCGGGGTGACGAATTCAACCGGAGCAAGCAGCACCAAAGAAGCAACGGGAACCGGGGATGGCGCCCGCCAGGCGCCTGAACCCCCAGCCAAGAAAACCGGCGCCAAGAAGTAACCACTTAGCCCCACTTAGCCCCCACTTAGCCCCCACTTAGCCCCCACTTAGCGCCTCCATGCCCTATCTGACCCGCGCCAACCTCGAAGCCCGCTTCGGCACCACGCTGATCGCCGACCTGGAGACGGGCGGCGCGGTGGTGGCCGACGCGATCGCCGACGCCTCGGCCGAGGTCGATAACTACCTCGCCTCGCGCTATGCGCTGCCACTGGCTTCCGTGCCCGATGCGATCGCGCGCATCGCGGCGCAGATCGCGCGCTACAACTTGTGGCGGCGCGATGTAGCCGCGGATCACCCGGCGTATGTGGCCTACAAGGACGCGCTGAAGGATTTGGCGAAGATCGCCGACGGCAGCATGAGCCTCGGTCTGTCGCCCCTGGGCATCACGCCCACGCAAGAGGGCGGGGTCCGTTCGACCGAGAACGAGCGCGTGTTCGACCGCGACACGCTCGCCGACTATTGATGAACGTCGCGCCCATCATCGCCCGATTAAAGAGCCAGGTGACCGCACTGAAGATCGTCGGTGGCGCGGCCGACGTCGAGGCCGCATTGAATGCCCTGGCGGCATCGCCCGCCGCGTTCGTCATCGAGCAAACCGACGAAGGCAAAAAGAACGAGCTCGTTCCAGATGTGCACCAGCGCGTCGAAGTGGGCCTGTTGATATTGCTGGCGGTGTCCAGCGCCAAGGATAGCCGCGGCGAAGCCGGCCAGAGCGATTTGGAGACGCTGCGCGGAATGGCACCGAACGGTCCGCCGACGGCGGGTTCCGTGGCCGCGGCGCTGCTCGGCTGGTCGCCGGGCGCGGGCATAGAGCCGCTCGAATTTGCCGGCGGGCAACTGTTTCGCTTCAGTCGGGGCCACATCTGGTGGCTCGACGCCTGGCGCACGGCTCACTACATAAGGAGCGCGGTATGAGCGAAAAGAAATTACTCGATTTCACCGGCGACGAATACTGGGGCAAGGGCGGGCGCTATGTGGTCAATCCGGCCACCGGCAAGCGCGAGCCGGCGCCCGTGGTCGAAGAGGACGTCGCGGCCACGCCGGCCGCTGGACCTGAATCCCAACCGGGGCAACCTGCCGCAAAAGGCTCGGAGGGCCGCCTGGCGCGCATCTGGCCGGCCAAGAAAGAACCGGATCCCGCCTAACTTGAAGGAGAAACACCGTGGCTAACGTACTCGCTCAACCCCGCTTCTGGAGATCCAAGGCCGTCCTGCTGAAGGCCGAGGGCACCTACGGCACCGATCCCACGCCGACCGGCGCCGCGAACTGGTTCGAGGCGCGCAATGTCGCGCTCACGAGCTTCGATCCGGAGATTCTCGATCGCAACATCGATCAAGCCTACCTCGGCCACGGCGGCAAGGTCATCGACTCTGCCTGGAGCAAGCTCTCCTTCGATGTCGCGCTGATGGGCTCGGGCACCCCCGCCACCCCGCCGTTGTGGGCGCCGATGGCGCTCGCCTGCGGCACTGCCGAGACCATCACGCCGGTGACCTCCGTCGCCTATAACCTCATCAGCACCGCCTTCGCCGGCTGCACGGCGTACCTGAACATAGACGGCGTGCTCTACAAGTTCATCGGCTGCCGCGGCGAGCTGAAGGGCAAGATCAACGCCAAGAGCATCGCGATGCTGTCGGTGGAACTGACCTCGAAATTCACCGCGCCCGCGGACAGCGCCATGTTCACGCCGATCACCAAGACCGGCTGGACGTTTGAGCAGCCGGTCAACAGCGTGAATACCGGCAAGGTCACGATCAACAGCGTGGACCTGGCGTTCTCGATGTTCGAATGGTCATTCGGCAACCAGCTCGTCAGGCTGAGCCTGCCGGGCCCGCAAACCGAAGTGGCGATTACCGACCGCAAGCCCACGGCGTCGATCACCGTCCTCGCGCCGACGCTCGCCGTGTTCAACCCGTACACGCTCGCCGGCGCCAGCACCAACGTCGCGCTCACCAATACGCACGGCGTGGGCGCCGGCAAGCAGGTGAAGACGGACATGAAGGTAATCATCACCAACGTGGCCGAGGACCAGGTCGAGAACATGCTCGCCTACAAGCTGACGATGGAACCGACGCCGGCTTCAGGCAACGACGAGATCGCGCTCACCAACCTCTAACGGCGGCGCGGCAAGTTGTCCGCCCGCACCAATAACAGGCGCCGCGCCCCCGCCAACGGGGCGCCGGCGTCGATAAAGTGGGTGTTTCGGTGCCGCGTAGGCACCCTTTTTTTAAGGATTAAACACCATGTTCAAGATTGTCGAAGCACCCAGTTTCAAGTGGCCGGTGACGGTGCATATTCCAAAAGATGGCGGCAAGTTCGTCACCGCGACCTTCACCGCTGAATTCGCCGCCCTTCCCCAAGACGAGATCGACACTGCGCTCGAACAGTACCGCGGCGGAAATCTCGACTCGAATTTTGCGACCCAGGTGCTCATTAATTGGAATCCTGGTCAGGTGCAGGATTCTGACGGCAGCGAGCTGCCCTACAGCGACGAGGCGAAAGAGAAGCTCGTGCGAATGTCATACGTTCGCAATGCCGTGGTAGAGGCGTTTTTCGACGCGGTCAGCGGGGGAGTCGCCCGCAGAAAAAACTTGAAGGGGTAGGACGCCACTGGGCGCGGGCATGTCAGGAGGCGGCGCCGCGCGGCCCCGATGAGTTCGAGAGCGACTGCGCGGAACTGGGCGCTGTCGAAAATGCAAGCCCCGGCCGGGACGATGAGGGTGATGTTGACGATGGACAATTTGTGGTCTGGTCGGAGAACGAGCGCGCGCTCGATGCTTTCCTCGCAGTTTGCCGATTCTGGCGCCACCACCCGATGGGCGGCGTGCTCGGTCTCGACCGGCCCAACGTCGAATCGGAGCTGCGTATGAGAAAGATCAAGGTCGACGCCGCGCTGCTCGATGACCTCGCGGCGATCGAGGGCGGCGCGCTCGAAGTCTGGAACGCGAAGCAATGAACGATATCGTTTTAGGCATCCGCCTCACCGCAGACGGCAAGGACCTGGTCGGGGCGGTGCAGCAGTCGAGCGAGGCGATCGACAAGATGGGCGACGCAACGAAGCGCGCCGCCTCCGAAGCCGCGAAGCTCAACGCCGAGCAAAAGGGCCTCTCCGACCGGCTCAATGTCATCACGCAGGCGCAGGTCAACGCCAACTATCAGGCGCAGCAAGCATCCGAGGCGTGGCAGCGCCAGCACCAGGCGATCGCCGGCGCGTCGGACGAGATCCAGAAGATCCTCAATCGCTACGATCCCCTCGGGACGAAGCTGCGCCAGTTGCAGTCCGACTTTTCCGCGCTCGACAAGGCGATCGCCGCCGGCGCCACCGGCGGCACGTCGGACCTGGCCCTCGACAAGGCGATGAAGGCGATGAATGAGGACATCGCCAAAACCAAGGGATTGATGGAGCAGGCCGGCGCGGCCAGCGCGGAGGGCTTCGGCAAAGCGGAGAAGGGGGCGATCGCAAGCGCCTTCTCCACCGCGCAGGCGCGGCGCGAGCTGATCGTGCTCGGGCATGAGGCGATGACCGGGAACTTTTCCCGGATGCCGGGCAGTTTCATGGTCCTGGCGAACCGGATCGGGCTCTCAGGCGGCGCGCTGGTCTCGGTGCTGCTACCCCTGGCGGCGGTCGGCGCGGCGGCCGTGGTGCTGATTAAAGCCTTCGCGGACGGCGCGGCCGAGGCGAGGGAGATGAACAATGCCCTCGCGCTCACCAGCGACTACGCCGGCATGACGCGCGGGACCATGCGCGAGCTGGCGCAGGAGATGACCACCACCGGCGCGATCACCGTCGGCACGGCGAAGGGCATCGTGACGCAGCTCGTGGCCTCGGGCCAGGTCGGGGCGCTGGCGATCGGCGCGGTAGCGAAGCTCGCCTCGGATTACGCCGCGGCGACCGGCAAGGACGTGGCCAAGATCGCGCCGGAGCTGGAGAAGCTGTTCGCTGATCCGGCGAAGGGCGCCGAGGAGCTGAACAAGCAGATGCACTTTCTCTCGCCGGCGGAGATCGAGCACATCGCGCACCTGGAGCGCATCGGGCAGCTCGACGCGGCGCAGCTCGATCTTGCCGAGAAAATGGCCGCGCACATCCCGAAGCAGATCGAGCAGCTCGGGTTGCTCGGCTCGGCGTGGGATTCGGTGAAGAAATACGCCTCCGGGGCGTGGGACTCGATGCTGGGCGTGGGCAGGCCGAAGACGCTGGAGGAAACGCTGAAAGAGGCCAAGGCATTCTTGGCCGCAATACAGTCGCCCGAGAAACCTCTCTCCGGCGGCCAGGCCGCGCGGCAGGCTGTCGACGCTGCGACATTCAATCTGTATTCCGCAGGGGAAGCGGCGGCTTATAACCAATCAGTTGCGGAAACCAGTCAACTACAGAATCAGGCCGCGGCGCTGGTGAAGCAAACCTCCGAGTACGCGAAAATCCGCGATCTCCAGGATCAGATCACCAACATCCGCAAAAACGCGCCGGACGATGCCGACAAGACCCGCGCCATCTACGACAAGCAAAAACAGATCTTCGACATTCAACGCGGCATGGGTGCGGAGTCGCGCAACCTGCAGCAGCAGGAGATCGAGGGCACGTTACATCTGCGCGAGATCGCGATCGGCATGGCGCAGGCGCAGAACGATGCCCAGCTCAAGCTGCATGCAATCAGCCAGGCGGACCATGATGCGACCAAGACGTTTTTCGAGCTGCAAAAGAACCAGGTCCAGCAGCTCGCGGTGATGCAGTTGGCCTCCGTTAAAGGGCTGAACGTCGAGGAGAAGAAAAAATACGAGTGGCAACTCCTGCAGTTGAAGGCCCAGGCACAGGCGATCGAGCTCTCGGGCGATAACAAACTACTCGAAGACCGAAATGCGTTGCTGACGATGCAGGCCGACCTCGATGCCAAGTCCGCCGCGGCGAGCGTGGATGCGCAGTTGAAGGTCAACACGTCGCTGGATGAGCAGATCAAGAAACTCAGAGAGCACAACCTCGAGATCGGCAAGACCAAGACCCAGGTCGATGAACTCAAGGCCGCGGAGACCGAGCAGTCGATCGCCCGCATGCAGTTTTTCCTCAACATGGAGTCAGAGGAGGGCGTAGGCGAGGGCAACTTGTACGTCAAGACGCTCACGGTCCAGATCGCAAAGCTGCGGGAGTTGCAGGGCTTACAGACGCAAGGCGCCGCGCTGGAGGCGCAATCCCATCAGATCAAGCAACTCGCCGATGACGCGAAGGCGATGGACAATGACATCCGCCGCGGCCTCACCGATGCGCTGATGCGCGGATTCGACTCGGGTAAGGGGTTCCTGAAGAACTTCTGGGACTCCGCGGTCAATATGGCCAAAACAGTCGTGCTGCGGCCGGTGATCAGTTTCCTCGTCTCGCCGATCTCCGGCGCGATCACAGCGGCGCTCTCCGGGATGGGGCTATCCGGAGCGGCGGGGGCGATGGGGACTGCGAGCGCGGCGGCCGGGGCAGCCGGCGGCGGCTTCAACCTGTTTGCTGGCGGCGTCTCCGGCGCGGCGGGCATGGTCACTGGTGGCGCCAATTCCATTTTTCAGAACGCCGGCGTGGCGATGGGGTCGCAATGGATTGCGGACATCGGCAATTACGGGTTCGGCCTCCCGTTCATCAGCGGTTTGGTGATGGCCGCTACCGGCAATGTCGCGGGCGGCATTGGATCTGCGCTGGGTGGCATTGCCGGCAGCTTTTTCGGCTCCATCGGAACGGTGGTTGGATCGACGCTCGGCGGGATGATCGGTTCGATGTTCGGTGGCGGAGACGAGCGCCAGGGGCAGTTAATCGGCACCGGCGTGACCGGCAAAATCAGCAGGGCGGGGTTTTCGGGCAGCATGGCATCCAACTGGGGTACGGGGCCGGATGACCGCTGGGGAGGGACTACGCTTTCTCCGATCCCGGCGTCCGCGGCCGCGACGATCAACAACACCATCAACAACGTGTTCACCAACATGGCGGATGCGGCGAAAAAGATGGGTCTCTCCGTCACGGGCCTGGATAGCATCGTGGTCGATTTCACGACCTCCTCAAAAAATGGCGACCAGGTCCAGAACGATCTGAATGCCGCCCTCAACGCAACCTCGGACGCAATTGCCGAACACCTTATACCAGGCATCAAGTACCTCCAATTGAACGGTGAATCCCTCACGCAGACCTTCGCCAGGCTTTCCGCGGCGCAGGCCGCGCTCGACGCGCAACGCCGGACGATGGAAATTCAGTTGATGGAGGCCCAGGGCAGGACGGTCGAAGCTCTGGCGGCAAAACGGGAAGACGAATTAAAGGCGCTCGATCCGTCGCTGCGAGCCCTACAGCAGCAGATCTACGCCGCCGAGGATTTAGCCAATGCGGCCAAGGATGTCGCCAACGCGGCGAATGACGCCACCGGAGCGATGCGCTCGCTTGCCGACATCGCGCACGAACGCTACGGGCTGGAGACGCAATTGCTGCAACTCCAGGGCAAGACGGTCGAACTGCGGGCGCGCGAACTGGCCGCGCTCGATGCGTCGAACCGCGCTTTGCAGGAGGCGATTTACGCGGAGGAAGACCTGGCCGCGGCGCGCAAGGCCGCGCAGGACGAGGCGTTGAATGCAACCGACGCTCAGGCGAACGCGGCACAGAAGGCGTTGAGCGCCGCACAAAACGCAGGAGACACCTGGCGCAATCTCAGCACCACATTGACCGACGCGATGACGCAATTGCGAGGCGGCCCGCTGTCGGCGCTGAATCCGGCACAGAAATATGCCGGAGCAGGCTCCAATGCCGAGGCGCTCTATACGCAGATGATGACCGGGGACGCCGCGGCCGCGGCCAAGCTGCCGCAAGCCATCACCGATTGGCTGAATACCAGCCGCACGATGAACGCGTCGGGTCCGGCTTACACAGCGGACTACAACCGCGCGATGGACATGCTCTCCCAGGCGCAGACCCTGTCCGCGGGGAAGGCGGGCGAGCAGGACAAATTGGCCGGCTTGCTGCAGGACGAAATCGATGTGCTGGTAAGCATCAGGACCATTCTGGAATCGCCCGCGCCCGACAGCGTGCAACTGATCGCGCAGACGGCCCTGCTCGGCGAACTGCAAAAAGCGCTGACCGATCCGAGCTACACGATCCCGCAAGCATTGCAGGACCAGATCAAAGCAACGGGCGCGATGATTGGCACTACCAGCGCGAGCATCGACCGCGTGGTGCAGGCTGTCGATGCCTTGACTGCCCTGGTGAACCCCAGCAGTGCCGCAGCGGTGGCATCCGCCACAACGGGAACCAACGGCATGGTGCTCGGCGTTGGCGGGACCTGGCAACTCCCAGGGTACACGGGGCTGATATCCGCAATCCCCGGCCATGCGACCGGCTTGAACTATGTTCCGCGCGACGACTACCTCATGCGTGCGCACCGGGGCGAGGCCGTGCTCACCGCTCCGCAGGCCGCGACCTGGCGCGGCGGCGGTGCCGCGAACGAGGGCCTCAGCGGGGCCGTACTCGACGAACTCAAGAAGCTGCGGGAGGATTACAAAATACTGATGGCCCGGCTCGCCGCCGTCATCGAAGCCGGTGACGGGGAGAATGTGAAGGCCAGTAACAACATCGCCGACAGCCGGGCCGCGATCGCGCGCCAGGAGGCGCTCGAAAGGCGCGCGCACCGCAAGGTCACCGGCTAATGTTTTCCGACGCATTCCGCGCCTGGTTGCGCAATCCCGTGGACCGCTGCCTGCTGGTCGAGGTCGGCGTGAAGTCCGGCGGCAGCGAGATCACGCACTACCTGTCCACGACCGGCTATAACTGCCCGGGCGATGTTTCTGCCGGCGCGGTCGTCTATCACGGCTGGATCTCCGGCGGCTGCGCCCCCGAGCGCCAGTTGGACCTCTCGGGAGGTGGTGGCTCGCTCACCTTCGATGTGGTCGAGATCGACAACGTCAAGCACGATAAGGATAGCTGGCTCGACGACATCTGGGACGGCCGCCCGATCGCGTATTTTCTGGGGGCCAACACCTGGGCGCGCGCGGATTTCGTGCAGGTGTTCGCCGGCACGACGAGCACCATCGAGGCCAAGGACCGCAACACCCTGGCGCTGCACGTCCACGACATCCTCGCGCTGCTCGCGGACACGTTTTCGACGGCGTTGGTGGGCGGCGCCGCAGACAACGCCAGCGCGCTGATGCCCTACACGCTGGGCGAGTGCATGTTGCAGCGCCCGATCCTGATCGACGACGCGACGCAGAAGTACTCTACCAACAACGGAGACACCGAAGACTACATCGAGGCGCTCGACAACTGCGTCCCGGTCCTGTTTTCCAAGCAGTTGAGCGCTGGCACGTTCACATTGACCGCCGGGCGCTTCGGCGAGATCACCTGCCACACGCAGGGCGCGAAGGTGGGCGGCGCTTATCGCAACGACGTGGGCGGACTGATCGAGTGGGTGGCTACCTCTCTCGGCGACGGCAACAAGCTCGTCTCCGGCGATTTCGACGCGGGCCTGTTGTCGGCGTTTCGCGCCGCCTGTCCGCAGCCGATAGGGCGCTACGTGACCGAGCGCATCAACAGGCTGGCGTTGATGCAGGAGCTGGCCGCCACCGTCGGTGCGACGGTGACGACGACGGGTACAGGAAAGGTGCAGATCGTGCGCCTGGGGTTCGGCTCTCCGACGCACACAATTACCGCATTCAATATGGAGGATGGCAGCTTTGGGCCCGTGGCGACGCCGGCGGTGCAAGGCGCACAGCGGCTGGCTTGGGGCCGTAACTGGAGCCCTGGCGGGAAAAACATCGCTGGCAGCGTGAGCGCGTCCCAGATCCCGATCCTGACGGATGAATATAATTACTCGGAATCGAAGGATGCCACAGTACTCGCGAACTATAAACAGAACGCGACACCGATTGCGGTAGAGACGCTGTTTATTGTGAAGTCCGACGCTGATGCCGAGGCCCTTAGACGCCGTTTACTGTGGGACAGGCAGCGCATCGTATTTGGCTGTAGAACCTTCGGCGAAGCGATCGAGATCGAGATCGGCGAAACCATCACTATTATCCACCCATTTAGCTTAGAGGCCGGAGCTATCGGGCAGGTGATCGGCGTAAAGTTAGACCTAATCGCATGTCGCGCGCGCCTTGAAGTATTGGTTGGCATTTATTGGCTGGGAACTGCTGTCCTCGGGAGCTACGCCGCAACAAATGACCCGACCCTAAACCCAGAAGGGGTCGATTACGACGCCACCAGAAATCAGGCGTGGATGAGCGATTACAACAGCGGTTATCTGCGCGTTCTCGACCTCAACGGCACGCCTGCTGTATCTTCGATAGCGTCAGGATTCCCAGGACAGGTTTATGTTAATACGCTAAATGATTGGCTGGTCGTAAATTCGACTGTAGCGTCCGGCGAAATTTCCAGAATGCCGTTATCGACACGAATCCCCACTTCGCATCTAGGGGCCGATGCGATCATCGCCTGCGCAAAAGACGCCGATTATTATGTTACCTACACTCCCGGCCCGTCTGTGCGTCATCGCGTGCTCAGCACGAATGCTATCAATGCGAGCGGCGGGTCGAGCAACATAATCAACAATCGAGGGGCCTGCCACTACTCCGCTGATGTGTTCTACGTCATTGATGCGGATGGCTTGCACAAGATTGACAGTACTGGGTTCTCTCTTCTGGACGCCAGCATTGGTACTGACGCGCAAGGGCTCGCAGTGGACAGGGCGCGTGGCCTGCTCTACACGGTGCGCACGGTCTCGGGTACGCCGTATCTGTACAAGATTGACCCGATCACGTTGTCGCAGACGCAGTTGTCGCCAACGGGCCTGGCCCACAGCTATACCCGCCTCCGCTACGACGCGGTGACGGATTCCATTGCTTTAGGTGTTAGCAACTATTGCGAGGTCAGGCTCGCTTCTAGCGGTGAATTGGTTCCGGCTGGCGTGCAAAACATCAGCGGGATGATGAGCAACACCAATTTCGACTACTACGCCGGAACGATCTATGCAGCCGGATCGAGTCCGACGAATCCGTCTGGCGAATTTGAAGTAATTCAGTTTGCGGAAGCCTGATGGCTACCATTGTATCTACTCGCATCATGCGCTTGCAGGCAAGCAGTCCCCGCTTGGTCGCTGATGACACCGTTCTATTGATTTCGCAAAAGTCTGCATGGATTGTTGCGTATGCGACTATGCTTGCCGAGCAATCAGGCATCGACGCGCAGGCAACGTTATACGGCATCACGACTGAAAAAACGGCTTACGACGCAGCGATAAGCGCTCTAACTGCCTATCTGGACGGGTTGACGATTCCCGTCGCGTGGAATGACCTGTCGGACAAAACAACAATTGTCGGAGCTACGTTCCGCGCTAATTTTCAGGCCGTGGAAACGACGCGGCAGACGTTGCTGATTGCATTCCCCGATGCGGCGGCAGCCGCAGTAGCTTATACACTTCCGATTGCTACCGCATCGGTACTCGGCGGCGTCAAGCCCGATGGCGCGACGATCACTAATACCTCGGGCGCGATCTCTGTAACTTATCCTTTAACGAGTGCTCCAGGATCCGCTGCTTATACATTTTCAAGTGCTTACGACGCTGCCGGTGCAGCCGCAACGAAAGTTGCCAGCGTGAGCGGAACTGCCCCGATTGTCTCATCTGGCAGCACGACGCCGACTATTTCCATTACGGATTTTGTTGCTAGTGGGGCGAGTCATGCGCGCGGGGCTGTCCCTGATCCTGGCGCTTCAGCAGGTTCAACTAAGTTCCTGCGCGAAGATGCAACCTTTGCTGTTCCATCGGGTACTTCCACTGTGTACCGTGAACCTTTAACGAATGGTGATCTTGCCGCACCGGAACTGATTTTCGCCGGTGGCGATGTGATTATGGCGTGAGGAAAAACGATGCTACTTGAAAGTGTAATCCTTCGAGACACGAGGGCAAATCAACCTGCCGCTACTGCTGTTCCTGTCGGAGCGTTTTATTACGTCACCGATGAAAATGTAATTGAGCGCGGCAACGGGACGACTTGGGATAGTTATTCTCCTGGGGTTGGCAAACATGCCGTCCCGATCATGGCGGCAGGAATGACCCCGAGCGCGTCGGGTGGATGTGCGGCTCTGGCAACAATAGCCTCGTCCGCAAATCACCCAGATATTCAGACGCTCGATTTCGACCCATCGACTGAGGAATACGCGCAGTTCTCAATCCCGATGCCGAAATCGTGGAATGAGGGAACGGTTACATTTGCCCCGCTTTGGAGCCATGCAGCGACCACTGCTAACTTCGGCGTCGTATGGGAATTGCAAGCTATAGCCGTCTCGAATGATGACACGATAGATGCGGCCTACGGCACGGCGCAGACCAGTACTGATACAGGCGGCACCACCAGCGACCTTTATATCGGCCCGGCATCTTCTGCAATCACCATCGCCGGGACACCCGCCGCAGAGGACATGGTGTTCTTCCGTCTCGGTCGCAAAGTTGCTGACGGCTCGGACACGATGGCAATCGACGCTCGACTACACGGCATCGTGCTCTATATAACCACTGATGCAGGCAACGACGCATGAGCCAGCGTCTTATAGTGCCGGACGGTCGGCTTATTGTTCCGCCACGTCTGTCGCGTCAACGAGGATTTATATCAACCCTTGGATTGGGCGGGATGGGCCGAGGACGCCCGCCCGCTGGCGGGGGCGGTGGTGGGACAGATCCGTATTTCAGCAGCGTCAAGTCTCTACTCCATTTCGATGGGTCGAATGGATCGACGACGTTCACCGATCAGATCTCCCGGACATGGACACCCAATAACGCAACGATCAGCACGACGCAAAGTAAATATGGCGGAGCGAGCGGGTATTTTTCCGGTTCGAGCAGTTGGCTTACTACCCCCTATGTGACTGCGGATTTCGACTGGTGGGTGGGTGATTGGACGCTTGAATACTGGATATACCCGATCTCTTTCGGGGGTGTTGGAAATTTGCCATCGGCCATTGGCAATATGGATCAGGGCGGTTCTTTGTATTGGGGATTGGGTCCGCTCGGGGGTAGTTCAGGAACTCTTGGATTTTATTATTGGGGGCCTGGATCGAATCCCATTCAAGGCGCAGGCGCTCTGAGCACCGGATCGTGGCAGCACGTAGCAGCTACTCACACGACCTCTGGAATCACCCTATTCAATCATGGCACGATGGGCAGCACTACCGCTGCCGCCAGCGGAACATCAAGCACCGGAGTCCCACTCACAATAAATGGTTGGAACAGTGGAGCTTTTAATTGCTATCTAGACGATTTGCGCCTTACCCAAGGGGTGGCCCGCTATACCGGCAATTTCACGCCGCCAACTGCACCATTTCCGGATTCGTAAATCATGTCCACCAACGTCAGATTCGTCCCGGTCAACCTCGCCGAACTCGCTTCGTCGCTGACGGCCACGTCGAGTGCTGGCAGCCTTCTTCCGGCCAACATGTTGATCGACGAGCGCGACGCCGTGTGGCGCTCGACCAGCCTCGCTGCGCAGACGCTAACCTTTCAATGGGCTGCTGCGCAAACGGTAGACAGCATTTGCCTCGCGTGGACGAATCTGACCTCGGGCGGCACGGTGCAGGCAAAGGGCTATACCAACGTCGGCGACGGCGGCACGGTTTTCGATGAGACCGTCGCGCCGGACACCGCGCTCGATGTCGGAAATATAACGGTGCAGAACTGGATCCCCGCCGCGCACAACATCAAGCAGCTCAAGATCGTCATCACCGACGCCGGTAACCCCGCCGGATATGTGCAGGTGAGCCGCCTCTGCGTCGGCAAGCGCATCGAGCCGGTGAAGAATTGGACGCAAAAGAGCCTCAACCTCGTCTGGATCAAGCAGCGGAAAGGGGCGCGCGCCGAATCGTTTGATTTCCGCGGCGAGCGTGGACGGCAGTGCCGGCGGATGAAATTCAGCCTGGACTATCTCGAGCCCGCGTCGCGCGATGCGTTCATGGCGATGGTGAGGAACGCCGACGGCAAGGGCGTATGGGTGAGCGCCTTTCCCGAGAGCAGCGACGCCGGGGTGCGGCAAGAGTGCGCGTTCTACGGCACATTCCCGGACGAAACCGAATTCGGTTACCCGGCGCTAAATACCTGGTCCGCGCCTGTGGTCCT